TTTGACATTTAATTTTAGTGAAGACTCTATGTGTACATCCCAAACGGAACATTCGACTGCGGCTTCTCCAGCTCTGTCAGAAGTGTCTGTGCAATATCCACCGTAATCTTCAGAGGGAACTTTACGTCTGTGAAGAACTTCAGACTCTTGACTGATTCCTTGTCTGAGATCCTGAGCAGGTTGATTCGCATGGTCAGGCTTTCGACGATACGAATGAGAGAGCGAACACCTGCTTCGCCGGCCGAGTACTCGCTAATCATATACCGGATTGCGTCTTCCGTCAAGACAACATCCTCCTTTCCAATCTTGAATCGCTCGAGCATTTCCGGCCACACATATTGGGTGAGAATGATCTTCTTCTCATCTGCATTGTATCCAGAACACTGAATCACGTTCATGCGGTCCTTCAGAACAGGGTGCACCTTTGTCTCATCGTTGAACGAGAAGACGAACAGACACTGAGAAAGATCGAAATCGATTCCAGCAAAGTAACGGTCGTGGTACTGCATGTTCTGAGAACGATCCGTCAGGTGGATGAGCATCGCAGTGATCTCATCGCCATGTGGAGTCCCCGAGATCTTGTCTAGCTCGTCGAAGTAGAACACCGGATTCATACACCGAGCAGACATGATCGAGTCCGTGATGCGACCCCACGCAGATCCTTCGTATGTATACGAGTGGCCAACAAAGTGAGAGATATCGGATGCACCACCGAGCGAGAAGAACTCAAATGGACGCTTCAGTGCCTTTGCAATTCCATTGCGTGCAAACGATGTCTTGCCGACACCCATCGGCCCCTTCAGAGCAATCACGTTTCCAACAGACGATGGGTTAGCAATCCACTGTGCGAGAACCTGCATGATCTGCGTCTTGGCAGGAGCCATTCCATAGACTGCAGCATCCAGTGTCTTCTGCGATTCCGTGAGAAACTTCGAGCAGCTGAGTTCTCCGTCACGTAGCTGAACCGGGAGAGGGATATGGACTCCGAACGGGACACGGAGAAATCCATCCACCCACGTACGAAGCTTGTGAGACTCGCCGCTGTCATTACCCATCTTGTGCAGAATATCGATCTTCTTGATTACAGATGCCTTGATGGTATTCGTGATTGGAAGATCCAGAATCTTGAACTTGAAAGGCATATCGTGGTCGGACATCAGCTTGGCAATTGCCTCCATCTTGACATTGAAGTTCTTCTTGTCCGACCTCGACAGATCCTCGAAGTACTCTCGTTCATCTCGCGATGAAAGCTTGAGTGCAGGAACAATCTCCTCCTGCTTCTTCTGGCGCTTGGACTTCTCGGGACTAATTACGAACGCAGATGCTGACTTTCCCTCTCGACGGTTCTTTCCATACTTGCTGAGGAGGTGAACAAGAAACGGATCTTCCTCCTCGTCCTCCTCCTCCTCGTCTTCGTCCTCATCCTCCTCCTCGTCGTCGGTCTCATCCTCGTCATCGGTCTCATCCTCGTCATCGGTCTCATCCTCCTCTTCAGTACCCACAAATGTATGAAGATGAATCTTTACGGACACGGGAATGTTAGATGGGACAGTGATGCCCTGCACACGCGTCTCCTCTTCTTCAGATTCTTCTTCATAGTCATCATCCTCCTCGTCATCCTCCTCCTCGTCAGACTCATCTTCGTCTACCCAAACTACGTCATCATCGGTGACCTTGGACTTACTCCGAAGATGATATCTGTTCTTCTTGGGCGGCGTCTTCCGCTTGCTATCCGATGCAGGAGGGGCCTCGGGTTTCTTCACTCCACGCCGCTTCGTGTTAAATACCATTCTTACTTGGAACCATCTAAAAAAACAGTTTGGAGTCGATCCGTTTTTACCTCCTGTAAATAACAATGGACATTGAGAAGGCTGCCAAGGAGGCACAAGACAGAATTGACCGGGAAATGGCCGGAAACCCAGCAATACGTAAAATGATCGAGATTGTTGAAGAGTTTCTGCATACTGCAAAAGTAATGTGCTACGGCGGTACAGCAATCAATAATCTCCTTCCAGAGAAGGATCGGTTCTATGATCCTAAAACAGACATTCCTGATTATGATTTCTATAGCGAAACACCGCAGCTTCATGCACTTCTACTATCTGATCGATTTGTCAGTGAAGGGTACAAGGGTGTAGAGGCAAAGCCCGGAATGCATCTGCAGACATTCAAGGTATTCGTCGATTCAACAGCGGTTGCAGATATTACGTTTCTTGAAAAGCCAATCTTTGATAAGCTTTGGAAGGAACATGTAGTTATAAATAAGATTCATTATGTGACTCCTAATTTCCTGAGAATGTCCATGTACCTTGAACTCTCCAGACCGAAGGGAGATGTAAGTAGATGGACGAAAGTCTATAATCGTCTAATGTTGTTGAATAACCACTATCCTGTTGGGTGCAACACACATCATAAACACGATACTATACAGGAATCATATCTTAGCACTGAACGTCGCGATCAAGTTGAAAAGGAGCTACAGAAGGAAACATCTATTCTGATAGGAATCAATGCGGCACTTTTACATGAAAAACATGCAAATAACAAGTGGGCTCTTCCGGTAGATGTTCTCGTGAATGCAAACCATTTCGAGTCTGTTGCAGATAGGTACGCAACACTCTTCGAGTCGGGCGGCAAAGTGAAGATCGAGGAGTATCCTGCATATGCAAAACTTCTTCCGAAGCACATCGATATTCGAGACGAGGAATCTGGGACATTGCTTGTGCGTGTATTCGAAACATTGGCGTGCCACAGCTATCATGAACTGAAGAGTGGTCTGCGTGTCGCGAGCATTCCCACTCTATTGCAGTTCTTCTTCGCATTTGCGTATGCAGACGCACACTTCATAGAAGGATTCGATGAGAATCGGATTATTTGTACTGCCCAGAGACTTATGGACCTTATTAAGGACAATAAGCGTCGGTTTCAGGTTCTAACGCCTATCGACTGTATGGGAAAACAAGAAACGTTATTTGATATGCGTGAACATGCATCTGCGTTACGTTCAAAAACACCGCAAGATTCTCCAGACTTTTTCAAGTTTTTCTTTACGTATCGGCCCACACAGCTATCTAAATCCCAGCGGCAAAAGGTTCGTAAGGATGTCAAGAAGACGCTTAAGAAGAAGGGAGTGATATCGTCTGAGTCGAAGTACCTCGCGCTAGATTCAACATCGTAATCGGGAATGTACAGAACGTATTTGCAGTATAGTAACAGTATGTCTGACCGATTGCAGCTGACCGCAGTTGGTCAGGACTGGTAAAGTCTCTGAAATTAACGCGAGAAGGATATAGCTGCTGAGCAACAAGAGTCCGAATCTGACCTCTACGTTTTATCAACTGTGTCACATCCGACGCATCAAATAGCATTGGACCATATCGTGTTTCGGGACGACTTGTCATCTTTGTCTTAGTCAAGAGATAAAGATGAACAAGCGATGGGTCTGGGTTTTAGTTGCATTGCTTTTATGGCTAGTCATTGTGTATTTTTACGGACGCGAACACTTCACATCAATTCCGCCACCGACCACGGCCAGTCTTGCAGCCGAAGTATCCTCTCTCACTACACGTCTTGATGAAAACGAGGAACAATTGCAAAAACTACAGGCGACTGCAGATGATGCACAGAAACAGATTGCACAAGGGAAGGCACAGGTTGCAGCTGCTCAAGCCGGACTGCAATTAACTATGAACAGTTAACAAATGCCTCCATCCGCGTGTCAGCAAAAGTTTGGCACTAAGCGTCTCATACAGGTGTCGAGACCGGGGTGCTGTGGACCGAGATATCTCAAGCCCTTTGTTGCATGTGCATGCAGGCCGAATACCCAATCAAACGGAAGTGCAATGTCATGTACCGGATCTTATCATTTAACAAGCCGCCACGCACAGATTATGCGGAGACCCGCACGTCTGTTTTAGTCGCCTGTCCACCACGATTCGTCTTGGTACGGTGGAAGAACTGGTGTTTCATCATCTGACCTTACAGGGGATATCCTAGCAATTTCCGAAACATCATCTGCAGTGAGTGTGTAATTGTAGTATGTAAATGTCCCGATGTCTCCATCAAATCCACCAATGCGGAGATCGATGCTGTTCTGGCGAGGCAGGCCGCCGAGGGTTACGTGCTTTGCGATTTGACCGTTAATGTAGACACGGGCAACCGAGTCTGTGCATGTAACTGCTAAATGGAAAAACATCCTGGTCGGAAGGTTGCTGATCTTGATGGTCGTAACGGGATTCTCCCTACTGAAGGTATCTATGTAGATATAGAGTTTGTTTCCATTTCCGCCTGCAGTCACGGATGGACACTGCGGCCCCTGTCCACCAGGATTTCCCTTGATAAACACCGTTTTCTGACCATCCTCACTCCATGACCTCATGTTCAACCAGCAGGCGTAGGAAAACTCCGCACCTCCAGGCTGATCTGTTGAGCGAGGCAGTTTAGAGTTTAGAAACCGAGTCTGCTTCAGGCCGTTTTTCTTCGAATAGGTCGTCATGATGGGAACAGCTACCCGTGTTAACACGCCGGAACCGCTGCTGCCGCTGCTGGAACTTCCAGCACCACCGGGTACAAAGTAGATATAGAGTGCATAACAGACAAGTACAAAAATCGAGAATGCAGCAATGGTTAGAACGATTGTGGAGATTCCTTCCATTTATGTCTAGAGGACAAACTTCTTCACCTCTTGTCCCTGCGGATTAAACAGACCGAATGCAACACTATACTGTCCACTCGGAGCGTCGGAAGACGTATAGCTCTTGCCATTCGTTCCCTTTGCATAGAACGCGGCCGCATCTGCGGGTTTGAGGCCGCGAGAGAAATGGTAGACATCGATTACCTTGCCAGAGAACCCTCCGTTCGGCATGATCTCTAGTGCAGACGTTACGGGTTTCGGTACTCCGGGGAGAACACATGAGCGAACCAGTTTTCCGTTCATATAGCAATCGAGCGTGCGATCCGTCACAGAAACTCCGATGCAAACCCACGATTGTAAGGGTACATCAGTGATGCTGCATGTGAATGTAGAATCTGTAGATGATCCGTCCTGAGTTGCAGGGGCTGGTTCAGATGAACTGGAAGATCCGCCGGACGGGTAGACACTTACAGTGATGTCCAGCGTATTCTCCGCAGGATGAAGCTTGATACTGGGATTCACATCGTCGGTTCCGCGAACAATAACTGATTTAGGTTCTCCGAATTTGTAGTTCCAATCCTGTATGTACATCCAATATTGAATCGAATAGTTTCCACCATCTGACCCTCCAGATAACGGGGTGCTCGACGATGGAGCAGTCACCGGCTTGTTTGATGTAACCGGCGTCGACGCAAGGTTTCCAGATGAGGTTACGTCACCATACATGTAACCATATACTAAATAGACTCCGATTGCAAGAACGACAACGGTTACGGCAACCGTTAGGAATGATGATCCCTTCATGAGAATAGAAGGTGCGGTGTTTATTGGAGCAGCGGGATCGGTTGGGCGGACAAAATAGTACCCACCTGCAACAACTGCACACGTCACAAGGACACCGATGATGACGTTTCTGTTCGTCGTGAACCAGTCACTGATTGAATTGCTCATTGTCTTATATCACAGAGTGAAAAATGGACACGTTTAAGTGCATCAAACAATACTTGACTAACTGATAATGTTTTGCAACAACTGTGGACTACGTGGTCACGTGTTTCGAGATTGTAGTGACGCGATATTATCGTGCGGAGTTATTTTGATACGAAGTCGTTCACAACCAGATCTACCACTTAGCCTTCCATTTGATCTGGACGATGTTGAAATGCTTATGGTTCGTCGAAGGGAAAGTATGACATATACCGACTTTATTCGAGGCAAATACGATGATGAAAATGAAGCGTATATACGGAACCTTCTCGAAAACATGACAAAGGCTGAACAAATACGACTTCGAACAATGACGTTCGACATGTTGTGGGAACGACTGTGGGGTGCAAATGACAGGCATGGAAATGACTACCAAATCTCAAAACTGAAACATGCGAAGCCTCTCGTAACTGCTATTCTTCAAGAAACAACACATTCATTCTACGTTGAACCCGAGTGGGGATTTCCCAAGGGGCGTAGGATTCGATGTGAAACAGATATTATCTGCGGTGAACGTGAGTTCGGAGAGGAAACAAACATACATAAGAGTTACTACAAACTCGTAGACAACGCAGTGTTCACAGAGACCTTTCACGGAACAAATGGTGTTCCATATGAACATCGGTACGCACTTGCACTTCTTGCAAAGCCAGTTAATATCCACCGCCCGTTTACAACTATGCAGGCACGGGAGATTTCTGCGATTGGATGGAGAACAATAGCGGAATGTAGAGAGTTAACGCGTCCACATTATACGGGAAGGGCGGAATTACTCGATTCGCTCTCCAAGTTCATTCAAAACGTTGAGATTGTGCGGAAAAGATTCAGTACTGAAAGCAATGGACACCAAGAAGCCGACACCGGATGATGTCTCAATTCCTCCTCAACCGCCCACTGCATTGTATGTGTCTGCAGCAACAGGTCTTGCACTTCTCGTTCTTGGATATCTTTGTTATTTACATTTTTACGTAGGTACTCCTGGAATTCTAAGTATTCCTACTGGACCCGGCCTCACAACCGGTCTTCTCTATATCGGAATTGCAGTTGTCGTAGTCTACGGTGCATTTTTCTTGATTGGGTTTGTAGAGTCGATAGCTGCCGGATACTTCAAGTGCAAAAAGTACGACATGTCCAAAAGTGCAGTACAAGCAGCGTATTTTGCATTGAACCCTGCAATTGCATATCTGATTATTAGAACACTAACGGTTCTTCGAAAGCATTATGACCGAATTATGGTATCTGTCGGAATTAAGACAGGAATATGGTCAATTGGAGCATTCATGTCAACGTGGGTTCTCTTCCAGACAATTCTATTGTTCGATGAGTCAGCCCGTCAGATCTGTGTCCCATCTGGAGATGAAGCGACTACATTTAAGAACGAAGTGCTTGCATCTGAGAAGGCTAGATCCGATAAGCTGCATTCGCCTCCTGGACAGTAATTTTTTTGCCGCCGAAAGAAAATGAGCAGTCGTGGGACATCTGCCCGTAAACAGCTGGAAGATCCGCCCCTTTTTCAGAATATACCCAAGCGTCAGCAAATGCAACAGGAGACATCGGACCGTAAGTTTTCAGGAGTGCAGGCATCTGCTCTCTATCAAAGCATGACTGAAGCACCTGGTGTTGCAGAGTATGACTCTTCTCAGATCGAAGAAGGATTTGCGGCGTATTCAGATGGATATACCGATCTAACCGATTTCAGAGATCAGCTTACGACAACATTGTATGGACATGTTGGATCGGGTCCTGCACCCCAAGCAGATGCAGATACTCTTCTCAATGATGCACTCACATGTATTCGCGTAGACGACGGTATTAGGCTCATGGATTGTCTGCAGCAATTGCAGACAGTCCATAAGGAGAAATATCCTGCAGATGTTATGTTTGGAGGACTCTTTCAAGATACATTGTGGGGTCGAGTGAAGGATCCAGATTTTAAGATTACATCTGATCAACGAGAAACGACTCTTCAGTTACTGGCGTATTATCACAAGGTGTGATCAAAATCTAAATTTGATCAGGAATAGAACGACCATGTATGCAACGACAGCTAATACAAACATCCACCACCAGAGAGGAAACACTGTCTTTTGCCGATCACCAGTGCCGAAGGGGCGGATTCGTCCTTCTTCGCCAAAGGCGACAGCCGGTTTTAGGTAAAGAAATGCACTGACGAGGAACAAATATACCGTGACAACCCACATTCTGTAGCCGCTGCGGATTTCTGTCTCCATTGTTTAATCCCCCCCAAAAACAATGAGTCAGCCCTACGTTCTTCCGAATAGGAAGGCCTTTGCAGATTACATTGCAAGGATCTTCTTGAAATACAGAGCAAAAGACCGCGACCCGCTCGATGCCTTCGACAATGAGGTTGATATGTGCATGAGCCGCGGCGACTCGTCGAAGGGAACCCAGGAACTCATGCCCCATCAGAAACTTATTAAGGAGTATCTTTCGATAGAGACGCCCTACCGCGGAATTCTATTGTACCATGGACTCGGAACTGGTAAAACGTGTTCGTCAATTGGTGTTGCCGAATCGCTCCTCTCCAAGAAGAACGTAATCGTAATGTTGCCCGCCGCCCTTCAAGCCAACTTTAAGCAGGAACTCAGAAAATGCGGAGATCCTATTTATGTTCTGAACAATCACTGGCAAGTCAATGTCATTCGCTCAAATGAAGACCGTGCTGCACCTAAGGCTCTGGGAATTTCAGCCTCGTTTCTTTCCAGTCAGGGGCGGTACTTTACAACTGTACCTGGTGCTGAACCCAATTGGGACACGCTGCCTGCTGATATTCGCAGGGGCATCGACAATCAGATTACAGACATTATTAGCTCTAGATATAGGTTCATCAACTATAACGGCATTGACAAGGAAAGTGTTATGGGATTAATTCCTGAAGAAGATCCCACAAAGTCCACAGCGTTTGATAGCAGTATCGTGATCATAGACGAAGTCCATAACTTCATATCCGCTGTCGTGAACAAGTCCGAAATCAAGAAACGGATCTACGACGCTCTCTACCATGCAAAGAGATGTAAGATTGTTGCACTTTCAGGGACTCCGGTTATTAATCGCCCAAATGAAGTGTCGTACCTAATGAATCTCCTGCGTGGTCCTATTCAGAGAATTATAATGCCCCTTAAATCGATCGAACAATGGAATGAATCTGCAATGGGAGACTTTTTCAGAAAACTGCCCGATGTCGATACGGTCGAGTTCAATTCGATTAAGCGATATATCCTAGTGACTCGGAATCCAGAGAATTTCACAACGGTTGTCAATGCAAAAAATGAACGAGTTGCAGTGAAGTACAATTCCAAGACACCTGTTACAACGCCGACAGAATGGTTCGATGCACTCAAGGACAAATTTGTAACTGATTTCAAGGGAGCTGCATTCGGAAATATATCAACTGAACCATTGGAGCCTCTTCCTACGAAACTTGAAGAATTTGCATCGATGTTCCTAGATGGCCTGAACATCAAAAACCCCCTTCTGTTCCAACGCAGAATCCAGGGACTGGTTTCATACTTCAAGGGTGCAGATGAGCGGATGATTCCAAGACGTGTTGACGATGACAAGATTCTGGAACAAGTTCCGATGTCCAGTGAACAATTTACCCGCTATCTCGATGTTCGCTGGGATGAAATCAAACGTGAATCCAAGAAGGCACAGAAGGGACCCGAAGCACTTGATGAGAACTTTTCGTCGTATCGCATGATGAGCCGTCTGGTTTGCAACTATGCGATTCCTGCCGAAGTACGTACAGGGGATCCAGATGTGGACGAAGACAAGGTTGATCCGAAACCGTTCATTCTACAAAAGCTTGTTGAAAATCCGGACAGATTCTTATCTGAAGCCGGTCTTGCAACGTATTCCCCCAAATTACTCAAGGCCCTTCGGAACATCAAGGAAAGTGTTGGAACCATCGAATCTGGATTCCGTAACCAGTTCGTGTATTCTCAGTTTGAATCTTTAGAAGGTCTTGGTGTGTTCGGTGCAATCTTGGCCGCAAACGGGATGCAGGAATACAAACTCATCAAGGAAGATGGAGTCTATCGCGAAGATCCGTCGATGGATCCGACAAAGCCTGCGTTTGCATACTATACCGGCTCGCAAGCAGAAACACGCGATCTTATGCGACACATTTTCAATGAGGATTATGAGGCCATCAGCAACGAATATATGAATCACTCGGACAGTATTCGCAAGAGTATCCGCGACCGCGGTGGTAAGAAATTGCTAACAATTCTCATGGGAACCTCTGCTGCAGCCGAAGGTCTTAACTTGAGAAATACTCGGCATATTCATATTCTCGAACCCTACTGGAATCCTGCACGTCACGATCAAGTCATTGGTCGTGGAATTCGTATTTGCTCTCACGCAACACGTCAGCTTGTTGACGGAACAAAGGTGTCTGTTCCCCAGGAAGAGCGTACGATCCGCATCTCATTTTACATGAGTGTGTTTACGCCAGATCAGGCGGCAGGGACGGAGTACCCAAACATTGTTCCCATTCGGAGAAACGACACCCTTCCGAAACGTTATGATCAAGTCGATCAAAAGGTACGTGCACCTGAAACATTCATGTCTAGCGATGAATTCCTGTTTGAGATTGCATTTGAAAAGGAACGTATTGCCAAGGCAATTGGTCTTTTGCTAAAACAGGCGGCCGTCGACTGCGAAGTTCATCGGAAACTACATAGTCGCGAACAACCTGTTATTCAGTGTTTGCGTTTTGATACAAGTGCAACGTCAGAAGATCTTGCCGCAAATCCATCAATTAAGGATGATGAACCAGACGAGAATTATATGAGAAATATGACTAGCAGATCCCGTAAACTGCAAAAGGTAAAGATTCGTGATTTCAATTTCTTGATCGATAAGGACACGAAAGATGTGTTTGATCTTCCTGCATTCGAATTGGATGTTCAGCGGTTACTCAAGATAGGAACATTGATGGGTGATCGTATTCAGTTCTTTACGTACGACTGAGCCACCATCTCCAGGAAAGGATCGCAGACCTTCGACCACGTCCGCTTCGATACCTTGTCTGCACACTTTGAGTTGTTGAGCGTCATAGCCTTCTCCATTCCATCTGCGAACTCAGACACAGTGCATGTCTCTGCACACAGACCGAGACCGAATCTGCACGGAAGATATGCACGCTGACTAGGAGGGACAAAGACGGCACACGTCTCATCCATGAATGCACGATAATCTCCAACATCCACTACAATCTGGATGCCACCTGTTGCAAGGTGTTCTAGCTGACACAGTCCAAATCCCTCGCCGTTCGACGTATTCACGCCATAGTCGCATGCATTGTAGATGTGGTTGATTGACTCATCCGATAGGATGTTCGGAGGACCATTGTCGATCACAGTTACGCGCTTGATATACTTCTCAACATCCATGCCCCGCATCTTGAGCTCATTCACATACATTCCCTGGATGTCATAATGACCACCGGCTTCGGGGCGTGCCGTCGTCACGAACACAGCATTGTACGGATCATCGGGGTGCCGTGCCATGAGCTCGACAAAAGCCATCAGCGAAAGATCTAGCCGCTTCCGCTCACTGTTCCGGTTCACGTTAAGAAATACCTTTGCATTTAGAGGAATGCCCATTCCCGAGCGAATCGCACCGCGTTCCTGAGACGACAGGGGCTTGAAGATCATCTTGTCGATGCCGTGCTCGAATGAGTCAACCTTGGCTTCCTCAGGATTCTCCAGAATTGTCAGGAGGTGCTTCTTCCAATTTTCAGTAAACGTAAAGATGTGGTCCGCGTGCTTCTCGATATTATGGATCAGTGCAGGTGCAGCATTCTTGTAGACCTGGTCCAGGTAGACCCAGATCTTAAACGGAGGCTTGGGAGAATCCTCCTTCAGCTTCAGGGACTCAAGGAAGCGGTTGACGACGAGTGCATCATTGTAAATCATGATAATATCGGGACTAACCGTATCAACATATTCCTTGAACTTGTTGAATCCAAACCCCTCCTCACGAGGATCCTCGTTCAGTGCCGCATCATACTGCACGATTCCTTCCGGAAGAGGGCGAATGGCCTTTGGTGCCTTAGCGACGCTCTTCTGAAATCCAAAATGGAACGTCTTGACAAGCGGCGAAAGACTTCCAATCTGCTTTAGAAGATTATAGGAGACCTTCGAGTATCCCGTCATTTGCTCGGTATGTGTCGATACCAAGAGGAAACGGGTCGGCATCTTTCTTCCTATCCGCAAACTCTGCGTAAATAATCTCTGGCTAAAGTAATGTCAACGTCTTCAGGATACCCCACACCCGCACAGACGCGGTTTTCTTCATCAAACATCGTATCTGCAAGTGATGTACTCACTGCGAGGAAGCGGATGCTTGTTGGACAATCCTTTTTTGCAGATACGAATGCGTATAAGAACAAGAGACAGATTTACTCGAACTTGGTTCTTTCAACAGTTGCTGCAAACAAAACGATTGTCCGCAACCCCGGTCTTGGAATGGTAGATCCTGCGACACCTCTGCCCTATCCTGGATGCTGCACATCCTATGTTATCCGTGTAGTGTTACCCGTCCCTGCACAAGGACCTACGATCCAGTCACTCCAACTCAGACCTTAATAATCATTATGCTTCATTCTCGGTACTTTTGTATAATCTCCAAAGCGATCTAAATAAGGAATCGCCGGTATCGGATAGTCATCTGTTACCGACCGTCCCTCCGGATGCTGTCTGTGCATAGCCTTTCGTATTGTCCCGCCTAACCAGTCGTAATTGTACCGCAAGCTCATATAGACTTGTAGAAGTACAACAAGACATAGAACCACCAAAACAACCTTGAGTGTCATCATCCTTATTTCTGCCCACACATTTTAAGGTTCTAAAAGCAAGAAGACAAATGCCCGGTGGTCTAATGCAACTTGTTGGCGTAGGTGCCCAGAATCAACTTACTTCTGGAAACCCAACATTCAGCCATTTCAAATCACTCTATCGCAAACACACGAACTTTGCGATGGAGCATTTTCAGTTACCATTTAAGGGAATCGATACGAATCTCCCCCCGACGAATCAGAAAACACTTCGCTGCAAAATCGATCGAAATGCAGATATGCTTCACGATTGTTATATTTCCGTGAACATTCCGGATATTTGGTCGCCACTTCGTGTCACTGGAAATGACCCAACCTCAATAACAGGTAATGCAACTCCCTTTTTGTTTCAATGGATTCCTAATCTCGGATACAACATGATCGAGAGCGTTGCCGTTCTGATTAACGGATCTAAGATTGTCGAGCATACCGGAGAATGGATGAAGTTGTACTCCTATACGCAACACGATGCAAATAAGAAGGCGACAGTGGATACGATGGTTGGTCATGTTCCCGAAGTCTACGACCCGGCCAATGGTTCAGGTAGAAGCGGCAACTATCCGAACGCCATTGTGAAGGCGGTTGTATTCACTGCATCGGGTACAGTTATTCCGCAGCCATCTATCCCCGGTCGCCAGCTTCTGATTCCTCTTCACTTTTGGTTCTGCGAGGACATCGGAAAGGCGATTCCACTTGTTGCTTTGCAGTATTCAGAGGTTGAAATCGTAGTTACATTTCGTAATATCTATCAGCTGTTCACAATCATTGACGTGGATCCGACAAGTCCAACGGCTGGCCAGCGTATTGCTCCT